AACTTAACCAAGTTTACTGAACTCCCGATTTATGTAGACCATCAAAGAACAGCCGAGGACTTAATCGGCATGGCTGCTAATCCAGAGCTAATCGAGATGGACAATGGAAAGACCGCAGTAAAGATGCTGGCAACAGTATCTAACAAATATGGCCGCGGGCAAGAAGTAATGAACAAGGTGAAGGAGGGAGATATGACACATGTTAGTATTGATTGGTTTTCAAACGACATTGATGTCATGGGTGACACTTATGCCACTAAAATTCGACCAACTGAAGTGAGTTTCATTGATAATGAAAAGATGGACCCAGTCTGTAAAGAATGTACGATAGAAACGAAGTGTGGTTCACATGAGCCTAAGGACGACCACGACTGTGGTTGTGGTGGCCACGGAGATTCATGTGGATGTGAAAACGGGAATACAAAGGAACAAACTATGTCAGAAGATAAAGTAGAAACTAATGTAAAATCCGACGCAGAAAGTATTGTAGAACGCGAATTCGCTTCTCTACGTACTCAGCTAGAAGAAGTCACTGCATCAAACAAGGAAATCAAAGCAAGCTACGAAGAAGCACTCAAGTCAATTGAGTCTTTCAAAGAAGCAGACGCTAAGAGAACCGAGGAAGAAGCAGCAACTAGGAAAGCTAGTGCAGTAGAAGCAATTATATCCAAGGAGGTCTTATTCGGAACTTTAGAAGAAGACAAGAAGGATATGCGTGTTGAACAACTTTCAGCATGGGATGAACCCAGATTGACTGGGTTTAGTGAGGCTCTAGCAGCAATGCCAGAACCGACGAACGATACCGAAAGAACTTTCGGAAAAGGTAAAGCATCAGACGAGGGTGAAGCACCAGAAACCAAGAGAGAATTCGGCATGAATAAAGATAGTAATGGTGAGATAAGATTAAACGCCAAATACTATAGAGGAGAATAATAATTATGGCAACAGAAATATTAGTAAATGATGGTGGAGCGCCAGCGCGTATTCTACCATATACAGCAGAAGTAGCACTGAGTGCTGGTCAAGCTGTAATGGCAAGTACTACATTAGCAAGTAATGTAGTATTAGCTGACACTGGCGTGGGTAAAGCTGTTTTGGGTTTCGCCCTAACAGACTCCGCCGCAGGAGATATAGCAAGCATTATAACCGGTAAAGGAGTAATACTAAACGTACAAGCTCTACCGGCAACAGCCGGAGCAGCTTTGAGTATTGCTACCGCAGCAGCTGGACAGTTAGGAGCAACCTCTCTTGCAGCATTGAACACAGTTACACAATCGGGTACAACCCCTTTCGCTGTAACAGCGGTAACTTCGGATTTTTACGCACCTTGTGCAATGACTTTAAAGTTATTGCAAGAAGATGGTACGGGAACGATAGCAACGGCAGGACTTTGGAGAGTCCAAACCTTATAAGGAGTTAAATCATGGTCGAACAAACAACCGGAATTTTAACCAGTCTCAACACAGGGTCACTTAACGGTGGTCTTGGAGAGCGAGTACTTATTGACTACAAAGATGCAATACTGGATTACAGGTCAACTGACCTTCCAGCTATGGCTTTCTTTGCTGACCCAATGAGTACCGATACTGGAGGTAATATTGATATTACTTTCGCAAAACCATCCATGGCAATGGAACAACTTGAAGAAGGAACAACTCCTGTCTATCAACACACGAAACTACGTTCCGAAAGAATCGCAGTTAAAGAGTGGGGATTAGCAATTGGTGTTACCCGAAGAATGATGGAAGATTCAAGATTCAACGAAGTCGAGATGGCTTTGAATGAAGCACGAAAAGCTGTAGACAGACATTTAACGCAACACGTTACTAATGTTGTCTTCGGAATTGGAGATGCAACATTAGGTACAGGAATCAGCGACGTTTCTATCTCAGCAGTTGACCTAGAGTCAGCCATCACTAATTTTACCACGACCCCTAACAGTGGTTTCTTTGGTGTTGGTGCAACTTTTGCAGGACGATTGGATGACTACGCAAATCAAGGTGTAACCGCATTAGCATTAGCTGATGGTTACAACGCTGATTTAGCAGGTCTTGGAGCAGGAGTTTCTGCGATATCTTTATCGGATATTTCTGCCGCAATCACCCGTATGTCATTACATGGATACAACGCAACACATTTGTTCATTTCACCATCCCATTATGAAAACATTTTGAAGATGGCTGATTTCACTACTGTATTTAACAATACCGTCACAGCAGCCTTTGCTGATGGTGGTAACGTTATGCCAACAGCAGCAGGAAGTAACCCAATGGGAAGCTTACTGTCAACTGGTGGTCTAGTAGGGACGTTATATGGACTAACTGTTGTTGTGAATCCTTGGGTTCCAACTACAAGATATGGAATATTTGACTTATCGGTTAAACCAATGGCTTACGTCGAAAGACGTCCATTGACTGTCGAAGAAGCAAATCCCGGATTC